CGTTAAACTGTCTGCTGCTGCACACTGAGCCGCTTGATCACCGGCTGCTCAACGGTCTGCGGCAGGACAAGTTAATATGTACGGCTGTCATTTGAGCTGACGGCTGCAATCCTGAATGGAGTAATCCATCTGGAATGCGGTCTGATTCGTCATGCCCATTTGCCGGTCGAGATTCCTCCATTCGCAAGTCAAATGGAGGATTTTTTATGTCAAAACAGTTTTACCTGCCAATGCGTGATGCCAATGATCCGCACAAAGTTACCCTGATTCCCGTTTCCGAGGAAGTCTATGCCAACATCACACCGGAAACAAACCGTATCCGCAGCCGCCGTCAGTATCATGGGCAGTGCTGCTGCCCGAAGCAGTACCTTTGGAAATGTGACGGAGACTGTGACGTCTGCGAGTATCGTGCTGCCGGGGACAACCTTTCCCTCGATTATGAGACGGAAATGCACGGCGACACCTTCGCAGATACATCTGATACCGAAGAAATCGCCACCGACCAGATCCTGATGCGTCAGCTTCTCGAACGGCTGAAAGAACTGATGCCCGAAGCCATCACCGTCGGTCAGATGTGCCTTGATGAAGACCTGTCCGAGCGTAAGTGTCTGGAACAGCTCAATCTGAAGCGCAGCACCTATCGTTCACAGCTTGAAAAGGTGCGGAAACTGCTTGAATTCGAGTTCGGAAAATTTTTCTGAAAAAGTTTCGTCCAAAACGCCCTTGATCCTGTAGTGGGTTGTGAAGGGAGGTGAACGACACATGAACAGGAAAACCCAAGAACTTATCGACACCCTGATGGCAATCTCTGTGGTGTCAAAGAGACTCGCAAAAAATCTGGCAAAGGAGGACAAGCATAATGGATCCGATGATGGAACTGGTAAACGCCCTGAATGCACTTACTGCTGCATTACAGAAATTCTCGTCGCAGACAACTAACGCCTATCTCGACACGTTCGAGGAAATCTACGATCCCGATAAAGACGAGCCGCAGGCAGCGGAAGCACCGAAGGAGCAGCCCGCACCTGAACAGAAGGCAGAGACTGTCACCTTCGTGCAGCTCCGCAGCCGCCTTTCGGAGATCTCCCGCAGCGGCAAGACGGCGGAGGTCAAAGAACTGATCGCCAAGTTTGGTGCATCAAAGCTCTCGGATATTGCCGAAAGCGACTACGCCGTTGTACTGGCAGAAGCGGAGGGATTGTGATGCCCGGAACACACGCGATTCTGTCACCGTCAAGTAGCGAACGCTGGATCAACTGCCCGCCTTCCGCAAAGGAGAACGCGGGCGGTGATACCGGCAGCAGCTACGCTCAGCAAGGCACGGACGCACACGCTCTCTGCGAGTACAAGGTCAAGAAGGCACTCGGCTTCAAGGTGCGCGATCCTACCCCCGATCTGGAGTACTATGACGAAGAGATGGAGGAATGCGCCACAGCCTACTGTGAGTTCGTCATGGAACAGGTGCAGGCGGCGAAGGAGACCTGCGCTGATCCGCAGGTGCTGGTCGAGCAGCGTCTCGACTTCACTCGCTGGGTTGCTGAGAGTTTCGGCACTGCTGACTGTATTATTGTAGCCGACGGCACGATGACCGTCATCGACTTCAAATACGGTCTCGGCGTACTTGTCGATGCCGAGGGCAACAGCCAGATGCGTATGTATGCGCTGGGCGCTTTGAATCTCTTCGAGAGCCTGTATGACATCCAGACCGTCCGCATGATTATATTTCAGCCCCGCCGCGATAATGTCAGCATTGCGGAGGTCACGAAGGAGGAACTGCTCAACTGGGCAGAGGAAGTCCTCATTCCTGCTGCGGCACTTGCGGCAAAGGGCGAGGGCGATTATAGTGCGGGCAAGCACTGTCAGTTCTGCAAGATCAAGGCGACCTGCCGTAAGAGGGCTGAGTACAATTTGCAGATGGCGCAGTACGACTTCGCTGTCCCGGACACACTTGCCGATGACGAGATCAGCATGATTCTCGATCGCGCCGACACCTTCATCGGCTGGGTGAACGATGTCAAAGCCTATGCGCTCGAACAGGCTATCGGCGGCAAGAGCTACCCCGGCTTCAAGGTCGTGGAGGGACGCAGCAACCGCAGATACACAAACCCCGATGCTGTTGCAGCGACTGTCACTGACGCGGGATATGATCCATATGAGAAGAAGCTCATGGGTGTGACCGCAATGACCAAGCTGCTCGGCACTAAGAAATTCAACACCCTGCTTGGCTCCCTGATCGAAAAGCCGCAGGGCAAACCTACACTCGTACCAGAGTCGGACAAGCGTCCGGCATGGACAATCAATGATTTTCAGGAGGAAGAATAACATGGCAAAGATTACTAATCCCACAAAGGTCGTTACTGGCAAAAACACCCGCTTCAGCTACCTCATTGTGAATGAGCCGAAGGCGATCAACGGCGGCACTCCGAAGTACAGCGTGTCGCTCATCATTCCGAAGTCCGATACCGTGACCGTCGAGAAGATCAAGGCGGCGATCAAGGCGGCTTACGAGGAAGGTCAGGGTAAGCTCAAGGGCAACGGCAAGACCGTCCCGCCGCTGAAAGCCCTCAAGACGCCGCTGCGTGACGGCGATGAGGAACGCCCCGACGATGAAGCATACGCAGACAGCTACTTCATCAACGCCAACAGCGCTACCAAGCCGGGTGTTGTGGATGCCGACTGCCAGCCGATTCTCGATACCAGTGAGCTGTACTCCGGCATCTACGGCAGAGCTTCCATCAACTTCTATGCCTTCAATACCAACGGAAATAAGGGCATCGCCTGCGGTCTGAACAATCTCCAGAAGCTCCGCGACGGTGAGCCTCTCGGCGGCAAGTCCCGTGCAGAGGATGATTTCGCAGACATGGACGACGATGACGACGATTTTCTCTCTTAATTAACCAATGAATGTCGGGAGGGCGACTGACGGGATACCGTCCGGGTGGGTTTAAAGGAAGTGTTACCATGAAAACCATAGAAATCGATCTGGAGACTCGGAGTGACCGTGACATCACCAAATGTGGTGTATACGCTTACGTCGATTCTCCGTATTTTGCTATCACGCTGATGAGCGTCTCAGTTGATGACGGCGCAGTGAAGCTTTACGATCTTGCGAACGGCGATCGTGTCCCCGAAGATATTCTAACTGCGCTTGCGGATGAGTCCGTCATCAAGCGGGCGTTCAACGTGCAATTTGAGCGTGTATGTCTCTCCAAATATCTGCGGGAGGAGTATCCGCAGATCTTCCGCAGTTACAGCATTGAAGCCGATACTGTCGGCGATTATCTAAGTCCGGTCGGCTGGCAGTGTACCATGATCCATTGCAGAACGCTCGGTCTGCCATCGACACTGGCTTCTGCAGGTGCTGCCCTGAAGCTGGAACAGCAGAAGATGCCGGAGGGCAAGGCGCTCATCAAGTATTTTTGCGTACCTTACGAAACGGTGAACGGCATTCCGCAGTTCCACACTCCTGCCGATGCACCTGATAAGTGGGAAACCTTCAAGGCGTACAACAAGCAGGACGTGGAGGCGGAGCTTGCCATTGACCAGCGCCTTTCCCGTTTCCCGGTACCGGATTTCATCTGGGAGCAGTTTTATCTCGATCAGGAGATCAACGATCGCGGCATCCGTGTTGACATGGAGCTGGTCGATGCAGCGCTTACGCTGGATGCACAGGCGAAGGCAACGCTGTCGGCGGAAATGCGCAGGCTTACCGGCATCGAGAATCCGAATTCCGTGTATCAGCTTCTGGAATGGCTCGGCGAACAGGGATATAAATCGGACTGTCTTGACAAAGCTGCCGTGAAGGAACTGCTCAAGACTGCGAAAGATCCGGTGAAGTCAGTGCTGGAGCTGAGGCTTATGCTGTCGAAGTCAAGCGTGAAGAAATATCAGGCGATGCAGACGGCAGCCTGCTCAGATCACCGTGCGAGAGGAATGTTCAGCTTTTATGGTGCTTCACGAACTGGACGCTGGGCAGGACGGATTATTCAATTGCAGAACCTGCCGCAGAATCATATTCCTGACCTGACCGAAGCGAGAAATACAGTCAAGTACGGTTATTACGATGAGGTCGAAATGTTCTATGAAGATGTGCCTGATACGCTATCGCAGCTCATCCGCACTGCTTTTGTACCCAGACCGGGATATAAGTTTATTGTCGCGGACTTTTCTGCGATTGAAGCCCGTGTCATTGCTTGGATCGCCGGAGAGCAGTGGCGCATGGACGCTTTTGCCAACGGCGAGGATATATACTGCGCGTCGGCGTCAAAGATGTTCGGCGTACCGGTTGTAAAGCACGGCGAAAATGGTCATCTGCGTCAGAAGGGCAAGGTCGCGGAGCTTGCCTGCGGCTACGGCGGGAGTATCGGGGCAATGAAGGCGATGGGCGGTGATTCCCTGAACCTTACCGATGCCGAGCTGAAGCAGATCGTGGACGATTGGCGGGCAGCATCCCCGCATATTACGGCGCTGTGGTGGGCTGTCGATGATGCGGTCAAGAAGGCAATCAAGCAGAAAACAACCACAGAAACACACGGATTGCAGTTCAGCTATCAGAGCAAGATGCTTTTTATCACGCTGCCGTCCGGTCGTAAGCTCTGCTACGCGCACCCGCAGATCGGTGAGAACCAGTTCGGCGGAGAGTCCGTCACATATATGGGCGTGGGTGCATCGAAGAAGTGGGAACGCATCGAGAGCTACGGTCCGAAGTTCGTCGAGAATATCGTGCAGGGCATAGCGCGTGATCTGCTGATGTACTCTATGCAGACTTTGCGCTCCTGCTTCATTGTTGCAACGGTTCACGATGAAATGATCATCGAGGCGGATCGGAGAATGTCACTGCCGGTCGTCTGTGAACAGATGGCACGAACGCCTGCGTGGGCAGAAGGTCTGCTCTTGCGGGCAGACGGATATGAATGCGAGTTTTATAAAAAGGACTGATTGTTTCGTCCAAAACGCCCCTGATTCTGTAGTGGGTTGTAGAGCAGGAATGCTCTCCCCACATCTGGGGGCAAAGAATGAAGGGAGAATGGTTATGTTTTATGTGAAGGAAAAGACCGATGAGATCGAGGTTAAGGTGGAGCTGAACAGCGAGAACGTGTTCTGCTCCTGCCCGGACTGCGGCAAGGAGGTCGCTGTTGACCTGTCGTGCGTGTTTGCCGATGGTCTGGGCGATATGTACGGTACGGCAGTCCTCTGCAACGAGTGCGCTTGGAAGAGACTGCACGTGAAGCTGAAAAGAAAAGAGGGATGATATGAAATACAGTATTGAATGGTTTTATGCGCTGGTCAGCGGCAAGCTGGTCAAACCGGAGAACGTCTATGTGAAATGCCCACGCTGCGGGAAGCTCTGCAATAAGGGCTGCGACAGGAAGCCATGCGGCAGGAACGAGGTGAAGCATGGCTGATTATTATAACAGCGAAGGCTATGCAAGTCCAACGGAACATGAGGCGTTCACCCGTATCGAGCGTGAGGAGAAGGCTGCGGCAAAAGCTGCCGCCTTCCGCCCGATCGTGTATATCTGCTCTCCCTACTCCGGCGATACGGAGAAGAACGTCGAGAACGCTAAGCGATACAGCCGCTTTGCTGTTGACCGGCACTATCTGCCGATCACGCCCCATATCTACTTCACGCAATTTATGGACGACAGTGTTCCGGAGGAACGGGATACAGCCATTTTCATGAACTGGGTGCTGATGAGTAAGTGCGTGGAGCTGTGGGTGTTCGGAGATACGGTCAGCTCCGGCATGAAGGCAGAGATTGACCGTGCAAAGCGCAAACACATGAAAATTCGCTATTTCAGCGAGGAACTGGAGGAAAAGATATGAAGTTTACCCTGTATACTGCCGATTGTACCGGCAACGCAAAGAACACGATTTACCCGAATCAGAAGGTCATCACCTCGGAGGCTGACCTCAAGAAAGCTGTCACCAGCGACCATGTTTGTGCCAAGTACGATAACGATACCCGCTGCGATGCAAACTTTCAGTTCTCCGACGTCGTTCCGATGGATTGTGACAACGACCACAGCGATGATCCCGACGATTGGATCACTCCGGAAAAGCTGGCGGAGCAGCTCACCGATGTTGCATTTGCCATCACATACAGCCGTCATCATATGCTCGACAAAGGCTCTGTAACAGCCCGCCCTCGTTTCCATGTGTTCTTTCCGACCTCTCCCTACAAGGATACCGCTTCCCACAAGAGCATCAAAGCCCGCATCTATAAGGAGCTTCCTTTCTTTGATGGCAACGCACTGGACGCTTCACGTTTTCTGTTCGGCTCGAAGGGTGATGTTGTCTGGCACGAAGGAAGCCTGACCATTGAGGACTGGCTCACGCTCATGAAGTCGAACCGCAGCATCCCGCAGGGACAGCGCAACAGTACCATGTCCCGTATTGCGGGCAGGCTGGTCAAGCGTTTCGGTGTGACGGAGGACGCTCATGCAAAGTTCCTCGAAAAGGCTGCGGAGTGTGATCCGCCTCTTGATGATGAGGAACTGGAGGGTATCTGGGCAAGCGCCTGCAAGTTCGGCAAAAAGGTCACATCGCAGGAAGGATATGTGCCGCCGGAACAGTACGGCGATAATGTGCTTATACCTGATGATTTTTCCGATGTCGGTGAAGCCCGCACGTTCGTCGAGTGCTTTGGTGATGAGATCGCATTTACGATTGCTACGAATTACCTGCGCTATAACGGTACCTACTGGGAGGAATCGGAGCAGGCGGCAGTAATGGCAATGATAGAACACACGGATGCACAGCTTGAAGAGGCAGAACGCAAAATGGAGGATGACCTGTGTGCGCTGGAGAAGCTCGGCGTTCCGAGAGCGCTGGCAAAGGCAGGAGGCAAAAAGTTCCGTGACAGCCTGAGTCCGGAACAGGGTGCTGCATACGGGCTGTTCAGATTTTCCGAGCTGTATCACGATTTCGTGATGAAGTACCGTCATATAC